TGATCCTGTGATAGATTGAAATCAAGTAAATCAGCAATCTTACTATAATCACCAGTTTTATGAGCATTTTTGATCATTACAGGAAGAGAATTTGGGAATGTTACTTCCTTTCCACGTATCGTCCATTTTGATGTAGATCCTTTATGAGCACCACGAAGAGAACCATAGTTAAATGCTAATGATATTAAAGGGGCAGCAACATTAACTGGTAAATCTCTTAACGACAATCCTTGTGCATTCAATTCTCTTTCTGCTATATCATAATGTCTTTGATAATCAACATCCTTCATCGCATATGCTTGTTCCTCAGTTATAGTATCTCCTTTTCTAACATCTCTCATCTCACCAGTTCTAGGATCACGAATTCTAGTAGCACCAAAACCAATAGTCCAAACACCAGTTCCATCATCATATGCATTAAGTTTAATATCTTCATATGCAGCTAACATCTCCATTGATGCTGTTCTCAAGTCAGGATTGACCTTCTTTGTCTTCAACTTTGCTTTACTAAACTTTGTATCTACTAATGGTACTATATTTGTTCTCCAAAATGGATATGCTTCAGCACTATTTGGTTTTAAGAAATCTACACTCATATGTGTACCATCAATGCTACCAATATCAGTTATATCATCATCCTCAGTACCCATTCTACCCAATTTATCACCAACTTTTACCTGATCTCCTTTATTAACATAAATGGCATTCTTAGGTATATGAGCATAAAGAGCATCAAACTGTTCACCATTTTTAGGATCTTCACTTCTAACAACAACATAATTTCCATACCCACGCTGTGTGTCTGGATTAAACTGATATCCTATTTCTACAACCTCTCCATCAAACAATGCTCTGTTATCAGTGCCTGTTGGTGTAAAATCAACACCTGGTTCTCCACTAGCATCTATAAGTGATTCATTATTTAAATTAATACTAGAACCAGAACCACCTCTATTAAACACGCCTAAAGGATCCCACCAAGCATTTTTTTTACTTTTTTCATCAGATGTTTTATTATTTCCTGTTGATAAAAAAGGTAATGTTAGACCATTGGATGCTATCTTATCAATTGCTTGTATATCTAAATTTTTAGTTTTAACTTTTCCAATATCTGCATTGTATTGGAAAGGAGAACTATTAAAATTATTTAATCCTTCAGAAACCATTAATGATCTTACTTCAGGTTCTGCTCCAGCAGCAGATGCAACATCTAAAGAGACAGAAGTTAAAACAGTTCCAATTCCCATGATCGCATTTTTAAATCCCATTGATATGTCATCCATATCCTTCCTTCCCAAAATCAACTCTTTTCCATGTAAAGTTGCAGGTCCCTTACTTGTACTTCCAGTTCCTGAAGCAAAACCTTCTTTTGTAAATTCTCTTTCAATATCCCTTCTAATTAAAAAAGCATCAATAGCAAATGAAGAACCAGTTCCAACAAAAGGTAAAATAGATGCTAGACCTGATGCTAATTCAAGTGCTGCACCTTCACTGTCTCCTTTAATTAATCTTTCAATAGCAAAAATTGCACCTATAGCAGCACCAACAACAGGTATTTTCTTTCCAGCAACTTTTGCTACTGTTTTACCACCAATATCAGCACCAAATTGGGTGACTGCTCTACGAGCAACTGCTCTAGAACCCCTTTCAAAAAATTCTTTTTTAACAATACTTTTTAAAACCTTATTAGCACTTTTTCTACCTAAAGATTTACTAATTTGTCTTCTACTACCATCAACTACAGATCTAAGAAATCTACTCCTTGCTCTTAAGTTTTTTGGAATAAATTTTCTACTAGTTTTTCTTAAAAGTGCTTTACCTGTTCTTGCTAAGGTTCTTCTCACTAAAAATCCCAAGAGAGAACCACTTAAATATGAAGATGCTGCAACTGCCTCTAATAATGCTTGAGAACCAAACATTTTCCTTTGATCAAATATTTCTTGTGATTCGTTCTCTGCTTTTAATTTTTCTAAGTTCTTTTTCTCAACATCCTTATTAGTTCCTAATACATCTAAAAGTTTATCAAATTTATCTTCTAATATTTGATTTTGATTTACAATAAGTTCTTGAGTATCTCCAATTCCAGCAGCAATAGTGGTTATTGCAGCATTTGTTCTATCAACTGATGCTTCTAAGTTAAACAGTCTTGATTCTATTTTTGAACCAAATAACTTTGATACCTGTTGTCTTAATCTATCATCTACTACAGGAATGGACTCTGGATCCAATACTTGCTTTTCTTCTAAATTTTTAGCAGCTTTTTTTACTCTAGGATCACTTTCACGTTCTTTTCTGTCATCCATCATCTCTTTCACACGATCAAATACCTTACCAGCGATAAAACTGGATAAGTCACCTGATGCTGTTTTTGTGAGATTTGCCACTATTTTGCCTTTGCTTGTTCTTGTTTTTGCTTAAGTTCTTCAAGATATTGCATGAGAAATGTTGTATAAACTTCCCTTTCAAATGGGATCATATTCTCAACTTCAGTCAAGCTGTATTTATGGTACTGCATGAGAGCAAAATTCATTCTATAGTACCCCTCCAAGTTATTTTGAAAGAGTGCTATGCGAAAAAACTCTGCAATCCCTCAATCGTGTACTCAGATTCCTTGCCAGTATTAGGATTTACTACCACAAAGGTATGACTTAGTTTGGGACAGGTAAGGTAAAACTGTTGAATTGACTCAAACTGTTTAGTTGTTAAACCATCAACAAACGAACGGAACTCTTTTTTAGTTGTTGTTGAAGAATCATAAACTTCCTCATCATCAAATATTTGATCAATTGAATCTGCAATGAAATCATATACATCTTCAGTATTCATATCCTTTTGTAGAAACTCCCTATCAATAAATTGTTTCATACTGGGATATCTCATAATTATACCAGAGGATTCTGAAATCATCACTTTTTGGTCATGACCTTCTGGTTTGAAAACTTGTACATCATTAATATTAATTTGTGCTTCTACCTCAGTTTTATTGTCATCAAGACAAGTAACATTGAGATTAACAATTTCACCAATAGATGCTGCTCTAATTTTCAAAAAAATGTATTCTAAGTCAAAACTAGGTAACTGTTCCACCTTAATTCGTGAAATAACGCAATTTTTGATTAAATCCTTAACTGCTCCAATTACTTGTTTTTCGTCTTTTGATTCAAGTGCCATTAAAAGCACCTTTTCCTCTTTTACAAGAAATGGACGATATTTGACAGTTTTGCCTGTAGAGGGTAATTCAAGTTCATATGTGGGATACCCAATTTTCGGTAATGCCATAAAAATAATTTCAAGTCGTATATTTATATATAGCGACTTTTTAAGGCAAAAATGTGCCGAGAAAATTTTCCCCCTTTTATGGAATTAGGAAATCAATTTTGCTAATACTACCCACCCCTTTGTACAAATCTATCTCCAACACGTCCTCTACTTAAACCAAAATTACCAAATGCAGGATCGTCTGGATCCAATTCAGGCCCTTGATTTGGACTGCCATACAAAACAGTGTGTCTTGTGTAGTAGAAACTTGCGGTTACTCTACTTAACTGTGAACTACCATAAGCAAGAGGAACAGCATCAATTGAATAAGGGTAGCAATTTTCTAAGATGTATGTAATAGGAACTCTACCAGAAGAAGACTTACGATTTGGTTCAGTCTTCATAATTTTTAAATTACAGACATATTCATCAGGAAACTTCAATCTATTTGTACGATTTCGTGGTCTAGGTGTACTGCCTAATGCTGCTTCCATAGTACCATCATATGTTTCATCAGATGTTTTATTTTCTCCGTACATAAAATCATACCATGAAGTGAGGAATTTTAGTGGTATTTGTTCTGCATCACACATAAAACCCAAACCCAAGTCAGTATATGTTCTTGTGTGTGGGTAATTTATCAAACCTTCACCAAGATACCTACCTATGACTGTACCAGTAGTAGAAACAACGTTTGGTAACTGTGCTTCATCACACATCATATTAACAACGTTCCTAGCATCATCAGTATAAAATTCTTCTACAAAACCCTTGGGATTGTTGTTTACACTAAAATCAAACTCAAGATCATAACCAGTAGTAAGGGACATTCCTCCCCTACTACCAATTTTTTGCATGAATTCATTTAATCTTGTTACTCTTTCCACTCTAAATAGATAAGTGATTTCCTATATTATATATGGCATACTCTGGAACATATAAACCAAAGAATCCCAAAAAATACCGTGGTAATCCTACACGTATCATTTATAGATCGTTGTGGGAACGAAAATATATGATATATTGTGACACAACTCCCTCTATTTTAGAGTGGGGAAGTGAAGAAGTTATCATACCATACCGTTCACCTCTAGATGGTAAATCACATAGGTACTATCCTGACTTTTATATCAAGGTACGTGAAAGAAGCGGAAAAATATCTAAGTACATAGTTGAAATCAAACCAAAGAAACAAACTAAACCCCCATATGGTCAAGATAAAAGAACCAAAGCCTATAGAAACGCTGTTCTAACCTTCGCTAAAAATAAAGCAAAATGGAATGCTGCTGAGAACTACTGTGAAGATAGGCAAATGAAATTTTTAATACTCACAGAAGATCACTTAGCAGTATAGGA